AAGAAGACATTGACATGGAAGAAGAAATTCCAGAAGTAGATGTAATGTCCGGAATCGTATCCGATGAAGCAGAAGCTCCACAGGAAAAAGCAGCACCAAAAGCAACCAAAAAATCAAATATCAAGAAGCAGACCGGAGGAAAGAAATGAAAGTAAAACTTCTTAAATGCGGTGAAGTGAAAGAATTTAACGACAGCTATGCTGCACGCCTTATTGAGCAGGGAAAAGCAGTTCTTCCATCAGAGGAGCCGAAAGAAAAAACGGCTGATCCAGCGAAGAAAGCAGCCCAGACCAAGAAGGAAACGGACAGTAAGACAACCCAGAAAGGGTGATCTGATTGTCACTGAAAGACCGTATTAACAATGACATTTCAAGATGCTATATGCGGCAGGATCATTTTGCAGAAACACATTATTGGAATGGCTGCGAGATCATATGCGTGACGGATGAGCAAGAGGCTCTAAAGCGAAAAAATAATAATGTAAACGATATTTCGTGGGATAATAATACCAGGAGCATATTATTGCATACGCCGCTCGCAACCTTCCCAGGAGGAGAAGAGCCGGAACCCAATACTCATGTAATGTTTGATAATCGCTCCATGAAGATTTTGGAGGTTGCAAATAATATGGGTGTATTGGATATCACGTTGACCGCTATGGATCCGAGGGAGTATTAATGAGGACTTCTGAAAGACTTACCTGCTTGAAAAAGTGGGTAGAAAAAGAATTATGCGACAGGGAAATGAAAGCACCGGGACCTAGAATGGATATCAGCAAGATTGTCCGGCAAAAGCCAGGGTGCTATCTTGCATGGGCTCCCGGAAGACTGGATCAGACTGGGCAGGTAAAGGAAGATCTGCTAAGCACCTGTCCGGGCATTGTGATTATGCCAGACCAGTCCTATGCAAAGAACATGGAAGAAAAAAGATTTGACCGATATAACAACATCCACAGACCACCGCAGCTGGGACAGCGATTAGCTGTTTGTATGCTTTTTTCAGTTTACGAACCCGGAATACGATTACCAGGATTCGTAGACAGCGCTGGAGAAAATGGAAAAGGCCTTGATATGTCTCTGATTAAAGAAGGGACAGAGCAGGGCCTTTTTACATTGACGGACTGGATGGATGATTGCATTACCGGGCTTATCCGGGACAGATTTATTCCCGGGACAGATCTTTTTCTGGACGAAACAACTATGACATACGGTCTATACAAAGACCAGGAATATGTAGTAGATAAAAGACCTATCTACTATGGCTATGTCAATGCAACTTTCGAGTGCTATGCGGAGGAAGGCGTAAACAAAGAGATTCACAATCTTTTATCATAAGGAGGAAGAAAAATGGCAGAATACAAACACGGCGCATTAGGAAATGTAAATGCAGCCGGTACCAAAGTAGCCGAAAAAAGTAAGGCAGCTATGGTTTACATCGGCACTGCACCGGTTCATACCGTAGAAAATGGCGAAAAAAACGTAAATGTGCCAATGCTTATCAATGACATTTCAGAAGCAAAGAAATATTTAGGATATTCGGAAGACTGGGCATCCTACACACTGTGCGAGCCAATCCACCATCATTTCGAAACAAAAGGGGTAGGACCGCTTGTATTTATCAATGTGCTTGATCCGAAAAAGCACAAATCCGATGAAAGCGGAAATATTTCCAAGAAGCCGGAGAATGGAAGAATCCGCATTCCGGCCGCTGGAAATATCATTCTTGATAGCGTAGTTGTCAAAACCAAAGGAGACAGCGCCACAAAGGTAAAAGGAAAAGACTACTCTATTTCCTATAGCTCTGAAAAAGAAACAATCGTAATTGCAGAAATTACAAGCGGTGCACTTGGAACTGAAGAATTGGCAATTACATACGACAGTGCAGATCCAAGCAAAGTCACTACAGATGAAGTGATCGGATCTACTGACGGACTTGGAAAAAATACCGGAATTTATGCAGTGAAAAATGTATATCCGGCAACTAAATATATTCCATCGTTCATCCTTTGCCCTGGATTTTCTTCTGTTCCGGCAATACATACTGTAATGTATCAGAACAGTAAGAAAATCAATGGTCATTGGGATGCATTTATGAGAGCAGACCTTCCGCTTACAGATGGTGGTACACAGCTGACATTTGAGACTGCGAATATTTACCGCAAAGCTAATGGGTATGACCGTGATAATGAGGTAGTTTATTTCCCTGTAATCCAGGGTACAGACGGACGTATTTACCATATCTCCGTACTGGCTGCCGCCAACATCCAGGAACTGCTTCTGGCGCAGGATGGAATCCCATATAAGAGCGCAAGCAATACAGAGTGTGCAATTATTGAGAACCTGTATCTTGGAGAAGCTTTTAAAGACCGCATTTTTGATGATGATATCATCAATAAAAAACTGAACATGAACGGAATTGCCTCAGCAGCATATACAGGAGGTCGGTGGGCTATCTGGGGCGCCCATTGCGCAGATTACGACCAGAGTTCTGCAGATTCCGTTAATGTAGCAGAGACAAACCGTATGATGCTGTATTATGTGAGCAACGACTTTCAGCAGCGTCGGGCAGTGGACGTGGACCAGCCACTTACACCAAATGACATCAAAAACATTGCGTCCCAGGAGCAGTCTCGGCTTGACGCCCTCGTTAATTCCGGAATGCTTACCTATGGGGAAGTGAAATTAAAGTCAGATACAGAAGCAAGAAGCGATATCTTGAACGGAGATTATTGCTTTACATTTAAGATCACCGCTACACCACTGGCGAAGAGCCTGACTGCCGATGTAAATTGGACAGAAGATGGATTTGCTACTTATTTTGCAGACGTTACAGCTGATTAAAGGAGGGAAAAGAAATGCCAAAAAGAGTTTATAATGTGGAAGACCACAGACTTCTTGACGGAAATAACGTGGTAGAAGATGTAGAAAAGGTAGGACTTCCCACATTAAAAAATGACACCACCACTATTTCAGCTGCTGGAATGGCAATGGACGTGGACATGCCGAACACAACCCACTATTCTGCGATGGATTACACCATTACTCATAATAATGGTGTGAACTGCGACCTTCTTGGAACTCCAGGAAAACATGTGCATGAGTTCCGCGTTGTGCGACAGCGCTATAATGTAGCGGGAGGTGCTATTGAGCATGAAAGCGTGAAGTACCGCCTCGTAGGTGCTCATGTAGAGACTCAGAAAGGGGACATTGAAACAGGATCCCCATACGGAAGTACAGACAAATATTCATGCTTGCGATACGAAGAAGAAGTTGACGGAGTCCTAGTAACCATTATAGATGCAATGGCCGGTGTAATCAAATACAAAGGCAAGACATACAGCGACGAAGTGCAGAACATGCTGAAATAATCAGAGTAAATATTGACAGTCAAATGCGCGAGCGCTCGCGCATTTGATTTTTAAAAAGAGCGAGGATAATAAAATGGACGAAAAGCAGAGAGAAGAACGAGATAAACTAATTGACGAAATCAAAAAGAAAAGCGAAGAAGCAAATGAAGCCATGAGGGAAGGAAAAGGCAGGCTGAAACTGGAGACACCTATCCTTTCCAGAGACCAAAAGATTGAAGAAGTCATTTATGATTTTACCAAACTGACCGGTATGGATTACACATCCGCAATGGATATTGACCAGAGCTCGCAGCCTGCTTTCCGTATCTCCTACAAGCAGGGACTGGCTCTTTTTGCAAAAGCAGTTGAAAAAGAAACAGAAGGCCTTGACATGAGGGATGTAATGGAACGCATGTGTATGACCGACGCTGCAGAAGGAGTACAGCTTGCTGCAAATTTTTTCTTCGCGTCGATCCGGGCGGGCCGTCTGCGTATCTCGAAAAAGTAATTACTGCTGGAATGATTACCCATACTTCCATACCGGATTTTATGAACATGGAAATTAAGACTTTTTACAGGACTTATAGCTCTATTGCAACTGTCCTAGAGAAAATGAAAGATAGATAAAGGAGGGCTGTCGAATGGAAGTCTATTATCAGGGCACAGACATTACGGATTCTGTGCAGGTAAAATCCTGTATCGTTCGGGACAATGGCGGTGGACGAAGCGACAGCCTGGCAATCGAATTTGATAACGCTTCCAGCTGGCATAGCTGGAGAGCAGAAGAAGATAACCAGATTGAGATCACGCATAATGGCTACGATAGTGGAATCATGTATGTAAACCGTATCACGCCGGAAAATGATGTGTACACGATCATTGCCTCCTCTCTTCCATGCAAGGCAAGAGAAAAGGGATACCGAAGCTTTTACAAAAAATCCATTGAGGAAATCATGCGTCAGTGTGCTATGGAGTCCAATATGGATTTTTCTATATATGGCATTGATGAAAAGATCATAATTCCATATATAGAAAGAGATAATGAAGGGTGCGCTGCTTTCCTAGACAGACTTCTGGTACTGGAAGGCGCAACTTTAAAATGTGTAAATGGGAAATACAGTGCAATCGGAATCACATACGCACAGAAAAGAGAAGCAATTCAGACCGTTACTTTGGAAGCAACACAAGAAGGAATCAATTATATGCAGAATGGCACAGTTTATAAGGGAGTAAAGATTATTACACCTTATGGATCTGGTTCTGCAAAAGATGATAACGTTCCAGAAAATCATATCTGGTATACCGCTTGTGGGAAAATCCCTGCAAAAAGTAATATACAGGCTTCCAGATGGGCACGGGGGAAACTGCTGGATCTGAACAGGAAATGCGAAAAACTTGTGATGCAGACTGAATTTAACCCAGGATTAACCGCTTTGATCCGGATAGATGTAGACAGCAGTACAAAAACTGCCGGGCAATGGCTAATTCAGGATGTGGAGCACGATCTTATAAATTTGAAAACAACGGCTACAATGCACCGCTGCATTTGGTCGATTAATTAAGGAGAAGCATATGGAACAGGGGAGAGTTGAGCGCGGGAAAATTCTTGCTAAATCTGGCTCTGGATATACCGTAGCTTCGTTAGATAGAGCCGGAATTGAAATACCAGATATGAAACCAATAGATGATGCAAAAACCTACACCATTCAAGAAATGGTGTATTTTTTTGTATTCAATGACGGAACCGGAAAGATTATTTGTTCTTTTTAATCTAACTGGATAAAGGAATGGTGAAAGAAAATGGCGTCTTCTTCACAGCGCTTGGAAACGATTATAGCAATTAATGCACAGGTGGGAAACGGCTTTGCAGACATTGGCTCTACCCTGACGCAGCTTGGAGCGATTACGGATGGTATAAGCAGTAAACTAATTGATTTCGGAAAGGAATCGGTTGACGTTTACAGAAATTATGAAAAGAGTATGAAAGATGCCGAGGTTGCACTTTCTACGACCTATGGCAGAAGTTCCAAAGAGCTTGCAAGTGTAATGTCCAGTCTGGATGATGCAGCTACTGAATGGGCAGCATCTTCTATTTTCCACACAAATGATGTTGCAAATGCAATTTCAGAAGCGGCTCATGCAGGATGGGATTACGACCAGATTTTAAATGGTATTCCGGCTTCTATGCAGTTGGCGCAGGCTGGAGGATTAGACCTGTCCGAAGCGGTCAACTATATTGTAAAAGCTACTACAGCCGCAGGAATCAGTTTCGAAGATCTGTCTCACTTTACAGATCTGTGGACATTTGCCGCGAACAGCAGTGCAAGTACAGTTGGGGAATTTGGAGAAGCTATGCTGCGTATGGGTAATACCATGCGCTTTGTCAGCGATCCAGAAGAGCTTATGACTTTAATTGCGGTGACTGCAAATGCTGGTACCGTTGGTAGTGAAGCCGGTACCATGATCCGAAATTCTATCATGCGTCTAATTGCACCTACCGACAAGGCATCAAAAGCAATGGCAGAGCTTGGCGCTACCAGTGATGAAGCTTCCGTTTTGATGAATGACCAGGCTTTAGCAG